TGATAATCCTGATATTCTATTATCTGCAGATCAGATTTTAGGATGGAAGAATGGTCCATTAAATACAAAAGGCTACAATTTAGTTCGTAGTTATGATGATGAGATGAGTGGTTTACTCGAGCATGTAAATATGCATGATGGTAAAGTAAGTGCTAAAGTTGTGAGTAGAATAATCAGACAACGTGCATTAGCTTTAGGAAATTATTTTTATAGTGATGATATTGGCATATTTACCAATGATAATCCTGTTTACTCCTATACCTTTGATGAAGATGGAGAGTCTGAATCTACTAAAATCGGTCCAAAGAAGTACGTAGAATTAACATTTAAAGAAACTACGTTTAAATTATATCAAGATCAACATAGATATTTCCCAAACCATATAAGATCCTTTGTGTTCTTTATGATAGATGGTATTAATTTACTTGGGGATAAAGATGTAATTGATGATATCAGTATAGAACTTTCCAACGCTAGAGATAGATTTGGGTTTAGTCCTGTAGTGGTAACTCAACAAAACAGAGCTATGGGAGATATTAATAGAATGAAGTTACACGGAAATGATTTGTCGCCTCAACTAGAAGATATTTTTAAGAGTTCTCAAATGGGATTTGATGCTGACTTAATACTTGGTTTGTTTGACCCTTATAGATATAAGGCATACGACAAAGAGGGTAAATATGGAGGCTATTGTATAAATCCTATTGAAGGACATGAACCCTCTACCAGAACACCTGGTGGTCTCAATAGATTTAGAAGTGTGCATATATTGAAAAATACCTTTGGTGCAGATGGTGGTAAATTTGGTTTGAAGTTCTTAGGTGAATGTAATCATTTTGAANCTTTACCTTTACCTGATGACATTATGCTACAAAAAGTCTATGCTGATATTCGTACCGGTATCTAATAATTTTGTATCTTTAGTGATCCAAAAAATAAGTAATAATAATTAAAAACAAATTTAAAAAGATGGCAGAAATTGTAATCTATATAGGTGACAGTGGATGTGGTAAATCTACATCACTTCGGAATTTAGACCCGAAAAAGACTGTTATCATCAGTCCAAATGGTAAATCTTTACCATTCCCAAAAGGAACTGAGTATGAAATAGGAGTTAATCGTATAGCTACGAGTGAACTTGATGATATTCAACCTACAATCCAAGTAATTAATGATGATTTTAAAGATGTGGATGTTATAGTAATAGAGGATTTTACTCATTACTTCACAGCACGTATTTTAGACCCAACTTTCTTATCGCGTAATAAAGGTAATGAAGCATTTCAGCGATGGAATGAGTTTGGAGCTTCAGTGTTTCAGACTGTATTCTCTAAAGCAGAAATTTGGAGAGATAATTTAATCATTGTTATACTTCACCATACTGAAGTTAAAGAGAATGGTTCTATCGGATTTAAAACATCAGGTAAGTTACTTGATAAACTCGTTGATCCACCATCCTATGTTAACTATGTTCTACACGGAGTTGTAGAAGATACTGATGAAGGAACTCGTTATATGATACAAACAGTTAAAGATGGTTCCAGAGATGCTAAGGCACCTGCAGGATGCTTTACTGAGAAACGTGTTTATAATGATATGGCTAAAATTCTTAACAGAATCCGAGAATATAAATCTGGAGCAGTTCAAGCACACTTTATAGAGTAGTTAACTCTTGTCCTTACAAAAAGAAATATAATAATTAATTTAATATTAAAATACGATAAATTATGGCATTAATTCCTGTGGGAATCCACAACAACTTAGTAATTTCAGACAAAACGAAAATAACTGATAAAGGTACTTTAGACCTTGTAATCAAATCTGTAGAGAGCCCTGAGGCTATTCTTGCAGCTTTAGAAAACAATGAAGTATATCAGGCAATGGAATCTAACTTTAAATTCTTTAATATAGGAGTTACAGATTTCAATAAGAATGCTAAATCTGCAGCAGATCTTGTAAAAGATTTAACTGTACGTAGACATCAAATTTCTCAATTTGCAGAGTTATTTGCAACTAAAGAAGAAGTAGCGAAAGCTATTGGAGGTATGGCTATGTTTGAGGGTATAGGTATTACTGAAGAAGGGTATGGTAAAGCAATTGGTATGTTGACTCAAGAAGACTTCTTGAATAAAATTGACACTAATCTTTGTAGTAAATTTGTAAAATTTATGAAAGAGAAGAAAGCTTTTAACAATTCAGCTAATTCTTTCAGAGCTAAATTTCCTAGAAGCTCTAAGAATAAAACATTCTCTGGACTTTCTAAATCTACGTATGAAACTTGGGTAGAACCAATGACAATACCTGAAAAAGCTTCTAAAATTGAGTGGTCAGACTACGAAATTACAGAAGGATTGAACCATGCAAATCCACTTGCTTCAGATAAAACTCAAGCCGCAGTAGCTGATGTGAATAAAGCTAAAGCTTTGTTTAAAGCCCCAGATGCTCACGCTGAATCTGATGCTAAAGAGATAGAAAAAATGACTGAAGAAGCTCCGGTTGCAAAACCTAACTTATTCAAATCAAAAGAGTAATCTAATTAGGGCTCTGCTCTAAGTAGGGCCCTTTTTTCATTATGGATTTATTAGAAGAGTATATTGATAAGAACCTTCTCTCAAAAAACAATATCTTAAAGTATGTAGATGATTTTTCTGTGTACAGTAAGTATATTGGCACTGAACTAGAACTCTACACAAAATATAGTTCACCTTTGAGAAATGGAGACGATGACCCAAGTTTTTCTTTATATTATAGTAAATACAATCGAGAAGTAATAATGTTTAAAGACAACGCCACAGGAAAACATGGTGATGTATTTAAGTTCCTTCGATACCTTATGGGTGGAGGAGAACAGTTAGTACCACTTAAGATTGTACTACTTCAAATCAATAGTGATTTTCAATTAGGTTTAAACAATGAAGAAAGAGGAGAATTTATACCTCATCTTGTAAAACACAAACCTTTATACAAAGCACCTGTCAAAATAGAAGTTACTAGTAGATCAACAGAATCTCAAGAGTACCTCGATTACTGGAATTGGTTAGAAATACCACTGAAGACTAGACGCAAATATTACTGCAAGGATATACACGTAGTTCATTATATTACTGATGTTCAAATGAGTATAAACGTTAGGTCGTTAGCTGTAAGTTATGAGATAGTTGGCCATTATAAGATTTATCAACCATTTGAAGAAAGGAAGTATAAGTTCAGAAATAATTATCCTACAGGATTTGTGGAAGGAGCAATACAATTACCATTTAAGCAAGATTTTGCTGTCATTACAAAAAGCACTAAGGAGATTATGTTCTTAGATGCTCATTTTGGATGGGAATGTGTAGCTGGTACTTCAGAGAACAGTATGGTGAATGCTTACTTTATGGAGAACACTATGAAGAAGAAGTATAAACAAGTATTTATATGGCTCGATAATGATAAGGCAGGGCGAGTAGCTCAGCAAAGATACTTAGAAATGTATCCATGGTTAATTCCTATTAAATTTGGAGAGTTCTTAGATGATTCAGATCCGACAGATTTGTTTAGTAGAATGAAAAAAGAGGGTAAACAACAAATAGCATTAGACTATTTAAAACAATTAATAATAAGTAAATTATGAATACAGCAATATATAAGTATCAGTTATCTGAGAATGTAGTTATGCCTAAAGGTGCTAAACTGCTAAAAGTAGCTTTTCAGAAAACACCTACAATTGAAGCGTTTTATGTTTGGGCTTTAGTAGATTTAGAAAATAAAGATGAAATTAGAAACTTCCAAATAATAGGTACAGGGTGTCATCTTATAGATAATAATTTATTAATTAAACCTACTTACATAGGCTCAGCATTAGGGTATAATGATAAGCTTGTATTACATATATTTGAGAATGTAAAATTAAAACCGTAAAATAAGTGGCAGAAATTGATATAATTCAAGAAGAAAGACCTGGTATAATGAAAGAGGTCGATGAAGGAGCGTTGGATTTAATATTCCAAGCTATTCAGGAAGATATTTATTCCTCCCCTATTAAAAGCTTCGTAAGGGAAGGTATAAGTAATGGCTTAGATGCTATTGTAGAAAGAAACATATTCGGAGCAATTAATGCGGGAGAACCCGTAGAGAATTATTACCTACAAAGAAATGATGGAAAGTTATTAAAGGATTCAGCATTTGACAGTAGTTATTACAAACTTGCATTTTTGAGTTCTAATGATAAAGTAATGGTTCATTACAAAGAAGGTATGCCTAGAGATATCATTACTATTAAAGATAGTGGTGTTGGAATGGGTGGAAGTAGACTTAAGGGGTTCTTTAAGTTAGGTTAAATAAAAAGTGTATATTTACAACATGAAAAGATGTGGAATTTATACAATAACAAACACAATTAATAATAAAATATATGTTGGATCAACAACTAGGTTATTCTGTCAGAGATGGGGTGACCATAGGGCAGGACTTAGAGCTAAAAAGCATGCTAATATTCATCTACAACGAGCTTGGGATAAATATGGGGAAGTTGCTTTTGAATTTAAAGTAATAGAATTAGTTGATTCGCCTGAAAATGTTTTAGAACGAGAGCAGTATTGGATGGATAAACTTAATGTTTATAAATCTGGTTATAATAGAACTCTTGTAGCAGGTAATTCTTTTGGAATTAAGCGTACTCCTGAGCAATGTAAAGCTAAAGGTAAGTCAGATAACTGGAGGAGAGCTAATGCTGCTTGGAAAGGATCTAAACATACTAAAGAATCTAGACAGACTATACGAGAAAAACGAGCTAAACAAGTTATGGTTTTTACCCAAGAACGTAAAGATAACATATCAAAAAGCTTACAAGGTGTTGCAAGTGGTAACAGGTATCGTATGAAATATTTTAGTATTAAAGCTGACAATGGAACAGAGGTTCTTATGTTTGAAGATATGAGAGCCGCAATGCTTCACTTTAAACTAAAGACTAATGGGTCTATTGGAAGAGTTATTCGTAAAGAACGAACACATTGGCATGGGTGGAAATTTACATGCGACGAAATGACCTAGTAAAATTGGGTGAATTCATGGAAAATCCAGAAGTGGATAATCATGAGCTAAGCTTAGGTAGGAATACCTTTGAAAGTGCAACGACTAATAGCATACCACTAGAACAGTGATGTAGCTAACACGAGCGCCCGACACCCGTAAGGGTGATGATATAGTCTGAACTGCAGACATAACACAAGAAACTGCAGAAGTAGAGATAAAGACCTCTACGATAACATAATGATTCGTCAAAACGTAATATGAAACATGTTATAGGAAAATTTGGAGCTGGAGCTAAAGCTGGATTAGCCACAGGAGTTGAATACTTCGTAGTTGAAACTATTTATAATGGATTTAAAACATCCTTTATGATATTTAGAAGAGATTATGATCCTATTACTCCTCAACATTCTAATGGTAAAGAGGAAATTTGGAAAGTTAGAATGGAAGATGGTACTGAGAAATTAAAAACTATCTATTGGGAGCCTACTACAGAATCTAATGGTGTATCTGTATCTTTAGAAGTAAAGAAACATAACAAAGATGCATTTATTGATGCTGTAAGAAGTCAGTTTCAATATTTTAGTGGTAAGGTTCATTTAACTATTACAAATGAAGAGGGAGTTCATACAATTGACCCTTTAAATGAGAAGCCTCTGTATGAATCAGATACTTTGCTTATACCAAAATATTCTACTTATACAACTCCACATATTTTAGTGGATGGAATATCTTATGGTGTAATAAATTGGCCAGAGCTTGAGCTTGATAGACGTCAAGGTAGGATTGCTATGAAAGTACCTGCGACTGCAGTAGATATTACACAGTCAAGAGAGTCTTTGAAATGGACTGAAAAAACTAAGAAAACTGTTCTATCTGTAGTTGAAAAAGCTAGAGATGAGGCTTCTGATTATATGACTAACAGATTAGCGTTAGTCGATGACCAGAATATTTTTCACTTAAACCGGTTGTATAGTAATATGCATACTCGAGATGGTGATTCAGTAGATAATGTATTTAAGAAATTCTTAGATATAGGTCACATTAAAGCTAAGTTCACACTAAAAGGTTCTTTCGGGTCTGTAGAGTCAAGAATGGGATTCAATTTATTTGAGTTTCTATTCTATTCCTTTACAGTAAAGAAGGTACATACTTATAGTGAAGATGGTAAAATTAAGATTAGAACAGAAAAAGTTGAGAGTTTCTCAGCTATGGGAGATGCAAAGATTATTTATGCAGCTCATTCAACATTAGGTCCAAGATTAGCTGTTCATCTGCTAAATAAATATGATGTAGGACATTTTCTTTACATCAGACAGAACCCTACAAAAACTAAGTCAGTACTGGAACTCCAGAAGGTAGAATACCCTACAAGCAAAGTAGATGATTATACTATTGATTTACTTGAGAAGTATTCTGATTTGAATCTTGATAAGTATGAAGTAGTTTATGATGAATCTGAAGATGATTTGGAATCTGAAATTAAACAAACTAAAGATACTTCACTGTTAGGTATTGAAGCTCGGGTGCGTAAAGCTAATAAAGAAGTTCTTTATATGAGGTTTTATGACCATTATGGGTTATTTGGTGACTATGGAGATATTACATATAAAAGAGAAAAACATACTGTAAGAATAAATGATATCAAACATGAATTTTCTAAAGATGTTATTATAGTTCCCGGAAAGTTTTCTGAATTAGGTAAACTAGTTGAGTTAGCTTCACTGTTAACTACAGGAAAAACACCTACAAATGTGATATATGTGTCTCAAGAAGTAGTGAAACATTTCTTGCCTTATGGAATACTAATAACAGATTATTTTAGACAATTAAATACCAAAACAGGAGAACTTATGATTGGAGAACACATTAGAAACTTAAATACTTTGCGTATCTTTAGAGAACTCTTAGATGCTCACAGTAGTTTCTCAGAAAACAATGCTGTAATAAAAACATTAACTGATATTAATTATGATCAATACAACGAGTTGAGAAGAAGCTCTCAGAGTAATGATCCTCAAAGCATAATTATGTCTAATGGCAACTTAAAAGATGAAATGGTAGCTGAAGTATTCGGGTACTTAAAAGTGTTGGAGCAGTTTCACAAAACTGTAAAGACAGGAGACAAAGAGCTGATTGCAAAAGAAGCTTTAAGCCTATTTGGTAGTGATGAAATCTACCTTTTAGATGCATATGATGAAGAGTTTATTGATGTAGTAAAAACAGAATTAGAGCGTTTAGCTCCTATAGAGCCTGTATTAGCCGTTACTACTGATACTGACTTGGCACAAGCAAAAGAATTATTTAATTTATTATTAATCACCAAAAACAAATTACGAGATGATAACCTTTAGAAAATTACAAGACACAATCGCTGGAACTGTAGAGGGCAAACCCTTTAATATGGCCAAAACTGACCACAACTTAGCATATTTAGAAAATGCTGTTGAAGAAGAACTAGGCGCCGAAGAGGTTCTTGCCTATGTCAAAACAAGTCGCAACCATGAAATTGCACTTTCAAACAAATACCTAATATTTAAACCACTTACTAATGAATATTTCTTAGCATTTGAGGGATATAGAAGTAAACAAGCTATTCCTCAGGTATTAAGAGACATCATTGAAAATTCTTATGACAAAGATATTGATTTTATGCCTGTTATTAAAGCTTGGGCATTACTTTTAACCAATCCTCGTTACACTCCTAAAATGGCAGAATACTTTAGCATTTATTTAGCTACAAATTTTGTAGATGAAGAAGAGGTAACACGTTTAATGGAGGAAGAAGATTATGATGAAAAAATTGCTAGAACTTTAGCAACTTATCAAGATATTGCCCTTACTCAAGAAGGTTTATTAGCCACTTATAAAGTTGCAGAGATTGTAACTTGGAAATATATGATGGAACTTCAAGATGATGGTTCTTACTTGAAGGTTATGAATGATTCTCTTAAAAGAATTCCTGCAGTAATTGATACTGTAACAGGAGAAATTCTTGAAGAAGAGAAATTTGAAAAACCAGATACTAAAGAAGAGTTTATCTTTACTCCTGCTATTTGTAAAAGTGGACATAAATTCTATTCTGGGGATCAAATAGGGTACATCTACCAAGTAGGGAAAATGCAATATTTACCAGAAGAAGCTCCAAGAAACTTATCCAATACGTTTGGTGGTGGAGGTCTTTATATTGGAGGATTAAATTATGTTAAAGGATATAGAAGCTCAGGTACTCACGTACTTACTTGTTTTGTTAGTCCTGCTGATATCATATCTTTCCAAGACCAAGGTCACGCTATTCGTGTAGATGCTTTGATGCCTAATAATATATGGGATGAAACTGCTACTTTAGCAGGAACTTACCATAGTTCTGATTATGGTAAAATGTCTGAAGAGAGGTTAGATGTTCTTGTTAAAAATGCTACCGAAAAAGGTGTAAGTATTTTAGAAGAGCAAACTAACTCTGACAATGAGTAAACTTCTCTCCATCATAGATTTGGACAGTATGCTACATATTGTAGCTGCTGTTCAATATGGTGCAGGTAATAGAGATAGACCTTCAGTCGTGAAAGGTCACGTTCATAGGTTTATCTCTACTATTTGTAAGAACTCTGGAAGCGAAGATGTACTTATGTTATATCAAAATAAAGATCACAAGAACTTCCGTAATGAAATCCTACCCAGTTATAAAGGTCATAGAGTACCATCCGATGCAATATTGTGTTGGAAAGATACTATTATTGAAGCTTTTAATGAGGCAGGAGCATACCCACTGAACGTTATTGAAACTGATGATGCAATGAGTATTTTAGCTGAGTATATTGGTTACAGTAAGGTTCTATTAGTAACAGGAGATAAAGATATGCAGCAAGTACCTACTCAATTTTATAACCCATTTAAAACCGGTTTAGCATTTGATGATAGATGGGGAAGTTCCACTATTTACCAAGCTAACAGCTTTTTCTGGAAACAAGTTCTGGCTGGAGACCCTACTGATATGCCAGGTGAATTTTGTGGGATTGAAGGTGTTGGTATGAAGACTGCTGAAAAGATGTGTGATAATGATTTGAAATTTACTGAGATTGTAAAGAATGAGTACACGAAAAAGTATGGAAAGGCAGGTTTTGATAGAGCATCTTTAACCTACAAAATGGTTAGACTCCTTAAACTTTCTGATTTAGAACATTCGTACATAAATGATGAAGCTTTAGATGAAATGCATAACTTATTAGATGACCATTATAGGTTCTTCTATAAAGTAAAGGATACTGTTGCAGACCTCTTTGAAAAAGCTAAAGTAGATCCATCCTCACTCTTTAAATAATGACCATTATGATAATACCAAAAGGAGAATCTTTGGTAACATATTATATTTTACCATTGGTAGGAGTAAATAAACTGACATTTGGAAGGTCTTACAAAGCCTCTTATATATCGAAAGATGGAAAAAATGTCTATGTAGAACTCTCTAAGAATATGCATAACCCTACTTACAAGGCAAATTATAACTATGTGTCTGAGATACTTCACGGAACAACATTATTTGTAATGTTTGACATTCCTATGGATTATGTCTTAGATGTAGAATTATTTTTGCAAGGTGCCTATTCTAAAATGCAAGCAAGTACTAAAAAGAGAATATATCAAATGTCCTCTTTGCCGTATAATGCAAGTATGGGAAGCTTTACAATATCGAGCCCTATATTACAAGCACTAGATAGAACTAAAACTCTGAGGTCACACCTTATCTCAAGTTTAGGTATAACTAGTATTCCAGAAACTAATGAACTAATTGACTCTCCGGATAAAAGTTGGTTCATAGAACATAGATTTAAAAATTCATAAATTATGAGAAAATTTCTTTTATGTGTACTCATTACTATAATTAGTTTTGGGTATAAGACCCCTGAAGTGACAGTTACTGTATATCATGCAGTCCCAGAGCAATGCAATGAAGACCCAGGTCATACTGCATCAATGTTTGTATTGGACTTAGAAAATCCTTTTAAACATAGAATCATAGCTGTATCGAGAGACTTATTACCTGAATACCCATTTGGTTCTTGTGTACGCATAGAGGGAACTTCCTATGACGGAGTTTACCAAGTACAAGATTTACTGAATAAACGGTATACAAAAAGAATTGATATTTTAATTAATAAAAGTATGCCCATTGGAAAATGGACAAACATAAAACTATATAAAGTAAAATGAAAGAATTTAAACCACAGCTTCTCCCTAACAATTTAGCAGGAGAAGCTCCCAACTGGGAGGAAAGAATAGAACACCCGGAACAATGGTTGTACTCAAATAAATTAGATGGTGCAAGAGTAGAACTTTCTTATGATACTCCCGCAAGAGGTAGGTCGTTGAAGGTAATACCTAATGTACAAATCCAAAGAATGAATAAAGAAGTATGTGATGCTATTGGAAGATTTGGAGGTATGATAGAAGCTGAGTTCTACTCTGAAGAGATGAATTTCTCTGAAATAATGCATTTCTTTAAAACTGAAGATGTAACATCCTACCATACAGTAGAAAAATACAATAAACTTTGGAATAAAACATTAGGAGACCCTAAAAAAGGTTGGCCGTATCCTAACAGAGATGTTATATGGTTGACTACTTGGCACGACTCTTTAAAATTTCATGTATTTGACTACTGTCTTCAAGATAATACGGCTAAATTAGATAGAACTTTTATGTATTATGACATAATACAAAGTACTGAGTGTTCTCACTTAATAGTTATTAAACAATGTTCTTTTTATCACTTAGATGAATTATACCAAGCATTTGACCAAGCTATAATGGATGGTTCTGAAGGTTTAGTTCTTATTCATAAAAATTCTGAGTATAAATATGGTAGACATACGTTAAAATCTAAACAAGCATTCAAAATTAAAGATGATAACTTAGAATTTGATGGTGTAATACTATCAGTAGAAGAAGCTACTGAAGCTAGAGAAGGTTCTGCGAGAACTACTAATGAACTTGGACGCTCAGTAACTTCTAAACTTAAGGAAGATAGAGTACCAAATGGTATGGCTAAAGGATTTTTAGTAGAAATGGAAGATGGTAATAAACTTACTGTATCCCTTAAAAACTATAATCATCCTGCCAGAACAGAACTCCTAGTTAATCAACAAGATTATGTAGGACGTACTATTAGATTCACGGGAATGGCACCTGTTAAAGCAGGAGGTTGTCCTCGTCATGCTCATTTTAGTAAAGGTAACTTTAGAGATGATAAATAAACTATTACCCTTGGATGATGAATCTCCAATGCCTTGGGGCAAATATAAAGGAGATAAAATGGAAAATGTTCCTGAAAACTATCTTAAATTTATGTATGATAGTGAGAAGGTAGATTCTCGTGTAAAAGATTATATTAATGAATACTTAAATTATCCAAAATGAAAATAATAGCAACAACTGAAGAAGGGTTCTTAATTGAAGCAACTCCTGAAGAAGTAAGAAGTATCTTAAAAGCTACTACAGGTCAAAAAGACATTAAACTGGAAGTAGGAACTAAAATTCCAGCTCATGATTACGCTGAAGTTATAAGAGCTTGCAAAGCTTTTAAAACTAATTATGAATATGTACAACTTAAAACTTTTATATCTAGGTTCAACAAAGAA